TGCCTTTCTGTCAATCCCTCACCATCTTTTGGATACTTAATAGACATATCTCTGGTATTGGCTGGGTATTGGCTCACAGCGTTTTTATTTTGTTCATTATTCATTCAAAAAACCTTTATATATAGGGGAAAATTTACTATTTTTAAAAACAAAAATCAACATTCGCGCGTACGTTACATGCATTGCCAATACCTTGCCAATACCCTTATTTGTCAATAAAATCAATGGTTTAAGAGCAAAAGTATTACGGTATTGGCATATTCTGACTTTTACAAAATAAAAAAACTTTTTTAGCAAATTCTCCACTATTGTAATACTACTTATCTTGTAGCACCTCAGCAATTTTTGATCCAATAGCCCAACACATTATGGCTATAAACAATTGTAAAAATATAATTATTGACAATAACATTATTTCAACCATTTCTTGCAGCCTTTGTTTCTTCATGTAAATTATTAATCATCTTTTTCTCCTCATCTGTTAAATTAGGCACTCTTTTTATTTCCAACAAAGATACACTATTTTGCCATCTTTTATTGTTTGTTATCCTATCTGTTTTTAATTTAACATAAGACCAATTGTTTAAATCATATTTGTCCATGACATACTTATCACAATCAACCTCTGACATAAAATC